ATTTAGCAGTTACGATTGCCTCAGGTCTGAGAATCTTTCTGCCATACATATGCATACCACGAACAATATCAGCGAAAGAGTCAGGGTCTCTGTATGTCTCTGTCTTATTGATTTGCTCTGCAGTAGCTACTGCTGAACTATGTCCTGCAACAATAACTCCGTAGTTATCGTCTTGGTTAGATGAACCTGTAGTACCCGGTCCTGTACCTTTAGCAGGTAAGTTATTTGACATATATACGTCAAATCCGTGTATCTTTCCTACAGTTAGACCATTTCTTAATCCACCTGATTCACCAAAGTCACCATTTAGAAGACGTGAATCTTCATCTTTTAAGACTTCAATAAATGTTGGATGTAAGACTAACCATCTACCATCAGTGTCTACAAACTGTGTATCTAACAATCTTGCCATTCTAGCAATCACCTGTAAAGGAGTTGCAGTAGCAGTTGCTTGAGCAGTTGCACCCGGTAGTCTTGGAGCTAATGGAATAGAGTGGTCACCTGCACTTGATGTAGTGATGTTACCAAAACTATCTTTTCTTAGCTTCATGCTTGTCAACAATTCGTCTGAACCTGCAGTTGATACTGCTTTAGTTCCGTTAACTGTTGAGTTAGCTGAACTTGCAACTGCATTATTAGATGCCTGTGCAAATCCTGACAAATAACCAAGTACGTCTTGGTCATAGTTATCTTTTAGTCTGTAACCTGCTCTGTCACTTGCGAGTTGAGAGAAGTTTACGTGACTGTGAGCCTCTTCAATATCGTCTATCTTGAAAGCAAAATAGTTTGCTTTGTCAATAGTCAATGTGAAGTCTTCATCGTCAAGGTCTTGAGGTTGAACGTTTGCACCTCTAGCATATTCCTTAACAGTGATTTCTGGCTCTTTTATTATTTTTACGGAATCACCCATGTTGGCAATCTCACCAAAGTAATCTGAATTGGTGATATTTTCAACAACGGAGTTCTTCCTGAAGGCTAACTGAACCTGCTTAGAGTAAATAACTGGGGAGAAATTACCATTAGGCAGATTTCCGTAACCTGCTGCAGTTTTAAATGCCATTTTTATCTCCATTGAAATAAACAAATGTATACATAAAGTATACGACAGTTTTACTCGTCATCGGCTAATAGTATTTGAGGTTGTACATTTGATAGCTAATCAAAGGTAGGCTCATACCATCAGGTAGGCTTTCAAGTGTAGTATTATGTGAGTTGTCCACGTGGAGAGGTCACATTTAAGTTATATATAGTTATACCTATAAATAACATTTTGTCAACTATTTATCTAGCAGAACCAGATATGTCGTAAACAAAATTCCCTGAACGAATCGCTTCCATTATTACATCTGAGTTTTTCTCATATTCATCTGCAGACATTTTTTGTACTTGCGATTCTAAAATCTTAGTATTTTTTCCTTCAGCATCAGGGACAGACCGAGTATTTTTCGCTTTAACTTCCGAAGCAGCACTCTTGCTACTCTTGCTCGTGTCCTTCTTACCAATGCCTCTATCTGATTTGTATAAGTCAATAGCTCTAGCTGCTGACCTTGCATCTTCACTATTTTCGTAAAGGGCATCTTGTACCCATTTTGGTTGATCGTCTGCCCACTCATGAAAATCGTCACTTTCTCTTATTTCTGCGAAATCAGGATGTATCTGTAATAATTGCACCTCTGCTTTATCTTTTGCATTCTTAGCATTTAATTCATCAATCTCTTTTAATTTAATATTGATAGAATCAGATTGCTCTTTTGCTTTCTTCATTGCTATAGTTTCAACTATTGCAGCAACATCAGGATATTCTTTTGCCCATTCTTCTAGGTCTTTATCTGATTTTGGCAACTTCATTTCTTTTTTTGTTGCCTTACCTAACTGTTCTTTTAACTCGTTAATTTGTTTTTGAAAGTCTTTCTCTTTTTCTTGAGAATGTCTTCGTAAATCTCCATAACGTTTTTTAAAAGTTTTTTCTTCTGCATTCTTCGGTTCTTCCTCATCCTCTGCTTTCTCTTCTGTAACAGGTTGTTCAGTTTCACCTAATGCTTCTTCTTTTAGTTTCTTTAGTTCTTCCTCATCTTTTTTAATTCTATCTTCATGAGTAGAACGTTTGTTCATAAATGTAGCTTTTTTAGGTGTAGCATCTACCACCATTTCTTGTGCTTGTTCAGCCATTTTTTACTCCTAGGGTTATCGTAGCCATCTTGTTGGGGGATAAGTAGCTAGTACATATGTGGATTATTTTTTAGAAGCTAATCCACCTCGCTTCATTCTTTTAACTTTAGGTTTCTTTTTAAGTAGTCCACCTTTTGCTATTCCTACATAATCTGCTCCATAATCTTCAACTGATTGTTGTGCATCTGAAATACTACCTCCGTAATCAGGTTCACTAATACCACCATCACCACTATCTTGTGATTGTTGCTGCACAGTGACTTCAGGTTGAACACTCTTTTTTTCTTCTTGTATTTGTTTATCTATTCTGTTTATATAATCTTGAGCCTCTTTATTACCTGCATTCGCTGCTTTTTTAGCTTGACTTGGTGTTCCATAATATCCTGACCTCATGGCACTTATAGCTCTTGAGAAATCTTTAAATGAAGCATATTCAGGATTATCACCTTTTTCATTGTTAGAAGAACCATACTCATCAAAAGTTTGACCTGTCTTTATACTAATACCACCCGGTTTATTTTCAAATCTAAAGGTGGGTCTTACTCCTAAATCTTTTGTTACATCAGCTATACTTTTTCCATACATAGCTAGTGATATGGTTTCATTTCTCCCTACTTCTGCTGCTTTTATATCATCTATATATCCTGAAGGATCAGCATAATCTACAGTTTTATAAGCCTCAAGTATATTATTAAGCACTTGAGGTTTAGGATCGCCTATCTCTTGAAGTGCTTTTACAGGATTGTAAGTTCCTGATTTAAGTAATTGTGCTGCTATTGTTACAGGACCAATAGGACCCGGAGCCATAGCTGCTAATGCAATTACTCCTGCTTGTTGAAAGGCTTTACTTAAACCTGTATATCCTTTTGCATCTTGTATGGCAGACATTACAGATAATGTTCTATCCCCCTGATTCATTCTATCTAAATTACTTTTTAATTGTTCAGGGGTTTGTTTATCAAAAACTAAATCTATAGGTTTACTTACACCTGTGCCTGTTTTACGTAATGTTGTACCTACTTGAACAGTGCCATCTCCACTTGAGGTATCTACAACTCTAGAAGTTGGAGACTTTACCTCTGTAACTTTAGGGTCTTTTACTTTTTCTTCTTCAGGGTCTACAAATGTGTATCCTTCAGGTATTGGATATATAGGTTGTCCATCTTTAAATGGTATCTGTAACTTTGCACCTGCTTCGTTTACATACTCACGCATTTCATCATATTGTCCCGGAGTTTGTCCCAACAAATTTTTAAATGTTGGTGTTTTCTTTTCTTGATCTACTTTTAATTTAAAAGGTTGAACAAGAGGTACACTAGGAACATTATAATTTGGTGTTGTCATAGTCGGTTGAAAAGAGGGTAAATTTTGTCCTTGAAACTGAGAAGGTTGTGTAAACGTGCCTGTTCCTTGATTAACAAATGTACCTGTTTGTGCTTTTACTACTCCACCCTCATTATACTCTTTTTCTTCTTCCATGTCAAGGTCTTCCATAGTAAAAGGTAGGTCATCTTGACTTGGATTAAAAGGTGCATCATCAGGTATTGTTGCTTCATCTGCGTTACCCATTTGACCCATCGCTTCCATACGTGCAAGACCTGCTTTTGCTTCCTGTCTCATCATCATAAGTTTTTCTAAGCCAATATATCTCACCACATCTGCAGGGAATACAAACTCTCCTTCACTTAATTGTGCAGGTATATCATCTCTTACTTCCTCTTGTGTAGAACCCGGAGGAACGTCATTACCTGACACAGGGTCTTTTGTTCCACCTTCATCTCTAAGACCACCTTCTTCAAACATTTCCATCTGCTTTGGCACAGAAGTTCCTTTTGCTGCATCTAACTCTACAGGTTTCTTTACCTCTTCTTCTTTTTCTAATTCTTTTTGTCCTCTTATTCTATCTATAAGTTTAGCCTCATCAATCATTCTTCTAATATCATCTACTGATGCACCCTCGGTATTCATTGGATGAAAAATATTTTTATCACTTAATACACCATCTTTATCTCTAGCATCTTTTAGTTCTTTAATAGACCTAGCATACCCTAGAACAGTTGGGTCTTCTGCTAACTCAAAAGTCATACGACTAAATCCTTTTGGTCTTCTCTCAGGTAAAACTTTTGGCATCTCTGCCTTTCGTATATCTTTATCTTGTTTTCTTTTTTGAGTCATGTTTAAAATTCCTATGCTAATAGTCCACCTTGATTTTTCATAAAATCAGGTTTATCTTTTGTCATCGTCTTAGCAAATCTACCTTTTGCTTGATTAGTTTCTAATAGCATGTAACTATCCTCATAGTCCATGCCACCTGTTCTAGGATTAAATATAGCTCCCTCATATTCATTAGCATATACGTAAGAGTCATAATTATTTTTCTTAGCTGCTCTCTTTATTGCTTCAAACCATTCTTTTCTATCCTGAAAATTATTTGTAGTATCTAACTTTAATCTTTTTGCTCTTGTTGCCTCTAATACTAAATCTTTCCATAAATTTTTGTCCATGCCTAATTCCATAGCATCAGGATTCATATAATATACTGTGTCTCCTATTTTTAACTTGGGAGACTTTTCTAAGGCTCTTTTACCCTCAGGTGTAGATTTCATTACACGAAACAATCCCATTGACTCTATTTCATTTGGACTAACTGCTAGTTCTCTTAACCAAGTGCTTGGTTCTTTAAAAGAACTTATGTCAGGTATTCTAGCAGGTTTTAAATCTGTTAATAATTTTAAAGGTATTGTTCTAGCACCTAGTTTATGATTTACATTTACCTCACCTGTTTCAGGGTCTATTATTCTAGATTTAGCTTGATTTTTTGTTCCTACATGAAAACCTATATCAGCTTCGTTATTTTTAGACACAAATCCAAACTCTTTAAAATCTTTAGTTGTGGAATGAAATACATCATCTCCCATGTAATCAAATCTACCTTTTACAAGAGTTTTAAATCCTCGTCTTGCTATATCTCCTAGTACAGGAACTGCACCTAAAGTTAAAGCTGTGGCATCTATACCTGCACCAATGTAATCCCCTTTTTTTAAATTTTTACCTAAACTAGTAATATCTTTTGCCTCACTAACTCCCGGAATAAAATCTGTAGCTATATCTCCTATTTCTTTTAAACCCTTTTTAGTTTTTTCTGCCTCAAGCATTTTTTGAGTTTCTGTTTTACCTCTTCTTTGCTCTCTTCTAACTTCAACACCACCTTTAAACATTTGACTAGCCACTTGTTGCACAGGTGCTACAGTTCTCTTTTTTGGTATTGTAATATCAACCTCTCTGTCTTCCGTGCTTAAAAAGTTTGCCAAGTATTCACCTGCTAATTCAGGACTTGCCATCATCATTGCCAAAGCATTTCTAAAATTTGTAGGCAGGTTTCTTTCTTTTTTGTTAAAATTATATTTATCTTTTACTCTTAGAGCTTTATCACTTAAATTATATAAATTGTATTTACCTAGACTTGTAGCAACTCTGTAAGAAGGGTCTGTAAAAGTTCTTTTAAAAGAATCTGTATAATCAAGATCAACTACTTTTTGTAAATTTTGCACATAAGGATTAACAGAAGTTTTACCTCTTGTTTTTCTATAACTTGCTAACATTTTTTTAGTGTCATCTATATAGTCTTTCATAAAAGGTTCTGGTGGTCCTTCTGCAAGATCAGCTTCTAACCTTTTCTCAAGACGTTTTTCTCTCTTAATATTTAATCTTTTTTGCTTTTCAGCTAGAAAAGCCATTTCTATTAATTCTTCTTTAGTAAAATCTTTAGCAGTTATAGGAGTGTCCACACCCACCATGTTTTCAACTAATAATCTTATATTAGTAGGTATATTATTATATAAACTTCTTACAAACCCCTCATCGTCTTTTCTTATATCTAATCCTTTAGCTACCTCTGCACGAAGTTGAGCATCCTTTTTTTCTGCTTCTTCAATAAATTTTAATTGACTATTTGCCATTTTTTGTATGGCACTAGCCTCTGCAGAACGTTGCTTACCTAACTTAGTTATTCCTTCATTCTCTTTTACTACTTTTAAACCCATAATTATTTATGATGCGTTTACTTCATCCCTTAGTATTTTTAATTTTTTCAAAGAAGCTATTGCTCCTTGAGAACGAAACATAGCAATATCTTTATCTGCTTGTTCTAATATTTTATACTGTTGCTCTACTA